AGCCGGAAGTGCAGTAGACCCTACACAAGGAGGAGCGCCAACACATGAACCGGAGAATTAAAATATGACTAAAAAGCTATTAAGGCTGACGTCTAACTTCGCCATTACTGAAAAAGCCGCAGGAGACGATAACGAAACATTAACTATCTCCGGTTGGGCTAATACTACAGATAAAGATAGAAGTGGCGATGTGATCCTGGAAGAAGCCTGGTCTAAGGGCGGACTTTCAGACTACTTGAATAACCCTATTATATTAGGTTATCATAAACATGATAATCCTATTGGTAAAATGGTTAATCATACAGTTAGTGCTAAAGGGCTATTTATTACAGCTGAAATTAGTAAAGCTGCTGGAAATATGTATAACCTGATTAAAGAAGGTGTCTTAAAAAGCTTCAGTGTAGGCTTTATGGTTAAAGACGCTGATTACGATAGTATGACTGATATTTTCGTAATTAAAGATTTGGAACTAATGGAAGTCTCTGTGGTAAGCGTACCTGCTAACCAACACAGTACTTTTAGTGTTGCAAAACAGTTTGAGTCGGTGGATGAATGCAGCGACTTCAAAAAAGGGTTCTCTTTGGAAGAACAGTTAGAAGACAAAAATAAATCGGAAGAAGCGAACACTGAGAAAGATACAATTGCATCTAAAGCAGACGACGCTAAGCCCACTAAAACAGAAATATTGGAGATACAAATGACACCAGAAGAAATTCAAGCAGCAATCGCAAAAGGCATTGCAGATGCTAATACCGCGGCTAAAGCTTTAGAAGTTACAGAAAAAGCAGCAGCAGACAAAGCAGCAGCATCAATTGTTGTTGGAAATTCAGGCGTAGAGAAGTTAGTTGCTGAACTAACAAAGCGCTTCGAAGATAATGAAAAGAGCTTAGGCGAAAACCTAGATGGTTTACGTGCTGAGTTAAAAGAAAAATCAGACGAAGTTGTTGCTATGCAAAAAAGCAAAATGCAGTTTGAAGAAAAATCAAGTGTAGAAATTGCACGTGTTGACGCTAATAGCGCTGTTTTACTAGCTAAAATTCTAGGTAAATCTGCAATGGCTACAACATATGCTGGTAGACTTTTAGAAAAAGCACCTTCAGACCATCACTCAGCATTAACCCAAGATTGGGAACAACAATTCTCTACAACATTGTTAGCGGATATCCGTAGACAGTTAGTTGTTGAGCCTTTGTTCCGCAATATTGCAATGACATCAAACAAAATGCATTTACCAATTAACCCTGAAGCTGGCTACGGTCAATGGATTGGTTCAGCAGCTTATAATGAAACTGCTGCTTCTACTGGTACTGCTGCTGAACATGACATCACTGATACTACATTAACAGCTTATAAACTAGCTGCTAAAGAGTACTTAGGTTATGAAGAAGAAGAAGATTCAATCATTCCTTTACTTCCTATTATCCAAGATGCTGTTACTCGCAGAATGGCTAAATCATCTGACCAAGCGATTCTTCGTGGTTTAGGTTCAGGCGCATCAGATCCAATCAAAGGTATCTGTAAACTAGCATTAGATGCTGGTGGTGATGCTGTTACTACACTATCAATTGGTGGTGCTGATAAAGCAACTGCAGCAATCATGCAAACAGTTCGTCGTGGTTTAGGTATTCGTGGTCTTAACCCTGCAGACGTTATGTATGTTGTTAGTTCTGAAGTATACTACGACTTAATCGAAGATGCGGATTTCCGTACTGTAGATAAAGTTGGTATGCCTTATGCTACTCTATTAACTGGTCAAGTTGGTTCAATCAACGGTTCTCCAGTTATTGTTTCTGGTGAGTTCGATGCTATCTCAGCAGGCAATGCAGCAGCAGTAGCAGTTAATACTGCTAACTTCATCAAAGGTGAATTACGTGGCTTAATGATGGAACGTGATAAAAATATTGAATTTCAACGCAACGTATTAGTTGCTTCTAGACGTATGGGGTTCATCCCAATCATCGGTTCAGTTGGTGCTTCAGTACTTAATTACGCAGCGTAGTTAAAATACTATTAAGATGGGGGCGAAAGCCCCCATTTTTGTATGTGAGGAATAAAAAGAATGGCAGAATTAGTAACCCTAGATGAGTATAAGACTTATAAAGGAATAACCAATCCAGATAAAGATGACCAAATAAGATATATAGTGTCTGCTGTAAATTCTTTAGTAAAAAACTACTGTAATAGATCCTTTGTAGACCACTACTCTGGAGCAGATTTAACAGTATACTTCGACGGCACTAGTACTGATTTAGTGTACCTAGATGAAATACCTATAATAACTATAGCTTCTGTATCTGTATCTTCCGACGGAGGAGTAACAGAGACTGCTTTAGTAGAAAATACAGATTACTTTGTAGATTTAGAGGAAGGCACTGTTCAGACAGTAACAGGCTCATTCTTTTCTACAGGCTATGCACATCATAGTTTAAAGGTAGTATATGCCGGAGGCTATGAAGTAGCCCCAGAAGATTTAAAAATAGCCTGCCTAGATTTGGTAGACTATTATAAGAATGAAGACTACACCGCTAAAAAGTCTCTAAGAATGGTTGGTGAGGTAGTAAGTTCAACAGCTAAAACATTGCCCCCACATATTAAGAGGGTAATGGACTTATATAGAATTATATACTAATGAGTAAGTTCATTGGTACTATAGAAGAAGATGTAGGGAAGGCACTAGACTTAAGCGCCGGAGAGACAGTAAAAGGGCTATATGTCCTTTCCCTGTCTAAAAAGGATTTAATACATAGCCTAGGAGAGGCTGCTGGAAGCATAATATTTAGAAAGCTCCATAGCGATGTAGTTTTAAAAAACTTAGGGGGCTCTAAAGGTAGACCTTTAGGCTCTATTCAGAGAATAAATGCTGAAGTACTTGGTAGTATAGGCCCTGGTGAACATCTGTACCATAAACGCGGAGATGATATAGTTATTGTAACAACCAGCAAAGATAAGGCCACTTTGAGATTATCTAAGGTATTGGACAGTTTACAAGCTAAGGCAGTTAGTAAACCCGGAAGACCTGCTAAAGATGTTAAGCCACATACTGTTGTAGACTCTGGAAAGGTTTCGGTTGATGTAGTTTCTAAGTATCAGATAACAACTGGGTATGTTCTGGCTTTAACTAAGCAACTTTCTATGTTTTCAACTAACGTATCTGTAGTTATACCTAATAACAACAGCTATAAGACAGGCTTTAAAACATTAGAAACAAACCTAACGAAGAAATTGTCGTCAAGTAAGGCAGGCAGTCCTATCGCCACCATTGCTAAAGACTTAGCCAATATGTTAAACTTTATGTCTGAGAAATACCCTAACGCTACTTCTAAGTCTGCTAAGAGTATTTCTAAAACATTCCCAACAGTGTCTGATACACATGTTTCTAGAAAACTAGCTAAGTCAGGAGAGTTTAAGCCTAGAGAGATGAAAGAAGGTGCTGCTAGTTTAGGTATTATATTAGCTGCCTTAAACGATAATATATCTGACGCCGTAGCCAACAGAATGCACCACTCATCGGAGCCCTCAAGTAGTAGATACTTAAGGTTTCAAAGCGGAAGATTTGCAAACAGTGTGGTGGTTACCGGACTTTCTCTAAGTGCTAAAAGTATCACTGCATACTATAACTTTCAAGAAAGCCCTTATCAGGTTTTTGAGGATGTATCTCAAGGTGGACGAGGTAAAGACCCTTGGAGGTCTAGAGGCAGAGACCCAGGTCTTCTTGCGGGCAGGGCTATTAGAGACCTGCTAAACCAAGAAATAGCTAAAGGTGTCATGGATAAAAAACAAATTAGAACTAGAGAGAATATACTATAATGTCAGCAAGGTCTAAAATTACAGAGAAATTAATATCTCTATTAAAAGAAATAGACGGCAGCGCGCCTTATACATCTAATCTTTATAATAATATTACTAATAAGCTTATATTCTGGGACGAAGTAAATGACTTCCCACACTTATGTGTAATACCAGGAAGCGAGCAGCGCGAGTATTTACCGGCAAGCTTCAAGTGGGGCTACCTAGCTGTATCTATAAAGATATATGTTAATTCAGACGAAAACCCGCTAGTTGAATTAGAAAGTATTCTACAAGATATAGAGTACGTAGTAGATTCCAATATACACTTTATCTTTGATACAGATACAAGTGATAAAATAGAAGATTTACGAATAGGATCTATTACAACAGATCAGGGGCTTCTAGCCCCGTTTGGCGTAGCAGAAGTAGACTTGATAGTTCAATATCAAGTTAAATAAGTATTAGTCGTATAAAGATAATTATCGGATAACTACTAATATGTTTAAATTAAAAAATTGGAGATCTAAATGTCTTTAAACCTATCCCGCAGTACTAAACTATATGTTTCTACTGTTAAAACTGGCTGGACTTCAGCCGACACGTTTGAGATCCCTGTATTAGACGGATACTCATTCTCACAAGATGCAGCAACGCAGGAAGTTACAGTATCAGAAGCAGGTGAATCACCTACTCGTGGTAAGAAAATCTTTAACACAGCATTGAACCCAGCAGCTGTTTCCGTAAGTACGTACGCTAGACCTTTTTTCAATGTTACTCACAACGCTGTAGAGCGTGTGCTTTGGGAAGCTTTAGTTGGTGCTGGTCCTTTGAATGTAAATACTAAATCGGGCGCGTCATACTTCGAAGCTGACTTTGAAAATTCAAACGTTCATGAGTTACTGAAGTTACAATTCTACTTTGTTTTAGAAAATACTACATACCATGTAGAAGACGTAATTATTAATACTGCTGAAGTAGATTTCTCTATTGACGGTATTGCAATGGTTGCATGGTCTGGTCAAGGTTCTGCAGTAACTGAAAAAGCTGTAGGAACATATCCTACAACTGGAGAATTCCTAGCAATTGATACAGCAGCTGAGTTTATTACTAATAAACTATCTGTTATGTCTTTAAGCAAGGCTACAGGCACTACATCAGCAAGCTGGACAGTAGACTTTGGAACTGCTCTTTTATCTACTGATCTACATACTCTTGTAGATGCTACAAGCTATACAGCAGAGATAGCAGTAGATGGTGCAGTAGCTCAAGTTATTACTATTGATCCTGCAGCAACTTCTCCAGTACTTACAGGCGGAACAGTATCTCAAGTAATCAATGAAATAAACCAACAACTAGATAACGCTTACTTAGCTTTAGTTGACGGCGACTTAGTTGTTACTTCAATAACTTCTGGTACTACATCATCTGTTAGTGTAACAGAACCTGGCGTTGATGACCTATTTACAACACTGCAAACGGCAGCTTTTGTTGGTCTTGGTGCTCAAACTGGTGGTACAGGCGCACTTAAAGCTTATAACGTTGCTATCACTGGTGGTTCTTTAACTATTGATAATGGTGTTACATTCTTAACTCCTGAAGAACTTGGTGTTGTTAATACACCTATTGGTTCATTCACTGGCGCACGTAGTGTATCAGGTAGTGTAACTTGTTACTTAAACACTGGCGCTAATAACTCTGGTGGTTTATTATCTGACTTAGTTTCAGATACTTCTACAGTTACTCAAGAGTTTGAGCTATTGTTAAAAATTGGCGGAAACGCTACTCCTCGTGTAGAGTTTGATATGAAACATACACATTTGGTAATTCCTGCAGTATCTACTGCTGACGTTCTTGGGTTAGATATTACTTTCTCAGCTCTAGGTCAGGATATTGATACTACAGATGAATTACTTGTTAGATATTACGCTACTGTATAGTAGCAAGATAGTTTGAGCGAAAGTACGTGTTGACATGTATTGCCGGGAGCCCTACTCTCCCGGCTAGCTTTTTTAGTTATATAATGTATATAGAGGTAGGGTCTTTATATATAATGGAATTAAATTCGTGGAATTAAAATCACTTTTATCAGCAAGCTCTTTGATAACACTTGCATACCCAGATCCAGACCTTAAAGGGTTTGAGGTTAATCTGCAATACATGTCTAGAGATTTACTACAAAAACTAAGAAAACAAGCCACAACTATTGGCTTTAATAAAACAACAAGACAACCAGAAGAAGCAATTGATGATGACTTATTTTATAAGTTATATGTTGGTGAGGCTTTAAAAGGTTGGTCAGGTTTAAAAATCAAATACTTAGCAGAACTAATGCCTGTAGACTTATCTAGTGTTACAGACACAGAAGCTGAGTTTCCTTTCTCTGCAGAAGCGGCTACTACACTTGTAAAAAACTCAACAGCTTTTGATAACTGGCTAATGGCTGTTATCAATGATGTTTCGCTTTTCAACAAGACCGTATAGAATTAGACATATCTTTATTAACAAGATTTGTCGCAGCCTCTAGAGAAGGGCTAACTAAAGCTAGATATTTAGAATCCTGTGAGATAACAGGGTCAGAGCCTATAGAAGAAGAAATGCCTGTAGAGGACTCAGAGCTAACCTTTGATATTCTACAGGTTCTTCAAGTATATAAACTGCTAAAGTCTACTGTAGATGGTTTCTCTGGTCTCTATACGGGAAAAGATCTATCCTTGATTGAGTATTTATTTAAACTACATGAAGTACCACAAGATCTACAAGCAGTGTATTTAGGCTATATAATGCTAATAGACGAGGATAACATAGCGTATTACGCTAAGAAAAAGGCGAATAAAACAAATGGCAAGTAGCACAGTAATTAAAACGCTTAAAGTTGAAGTACGCGCAGATGGTGTTTTACAACTAGCTGGCGGATTAGATAAAGTAAAAAGATCGGCTAAAGATACTAGCGGTGAAATAGATAGAATGAATAAAGGTACTGCTGGCCTAGCCAACAATACCAAGAACTTTTCTAAGCAGGCACAGGGAATGGGGGGCATAGTTAGAGCGTATGCTACCGTTGCTGCACATGTGTTTGCTCTTACCGCTGCCTTTCATATATTAAAAGTTAGTGCTGATTTATCTGCAATGGAAGAGTCAGCTAGACAATTAGCCGCAACTACTGGTATAAACTATGCTGGCGTTGCTAGAAGTTTAAAAGAAATAAGTGATGGCGCCCTAACCTTTGCTGAATCTATGCGTATAGCTAACCTTTCAACTGCTGCTGGGATTTCTCAGAGCGGTTTAGAGAGATTAACTACTATAGGTGTTAAGGCGGCTACTGTTTTAGGTAGAAACGTTCCTGACGCTGTAAATAGATTAGTACAAGCTGTTGTTAAGGGTGAGCCAGAGTTAGTAGATGAGTTCGGTATTATACTAAGACTTACAGATGCTTCTGAGAAGTATGGTGAAAGTATTGGTAAAGCCGCTAAAGACTTATCAACCTTTGAAAAATCACAGGCTATCCTTAATCAAGTATTAGAACAAGGTGAAGATAAGTACGCTAACATTGGTGCTGTTGCTAAGCCCTACCAAAAACTATCGGCAGAATTTCTAGATATAGGACAAAAGATATTATCTTTCATATCTGGACCAATTACGGGTATAGTAGGATTTTTGGCAGACAACAGTACTTTAATTACTATAGCTATTATCAGTTTATCTTCTGCATTATTAAATCTAGCCATACCTGCCATAGCTAGCTTAGGCGATGCTTTTCAAGATAAACTTGCTACAAGTATAAGCAACTCAGCAGCACAAATAGATATCCTTAAAAAGAAAGCTATAGACTTAAAAAATTCTCTCGGCACCTCTATAGAGGGGGAGAAGGCTAAGTCAGGTAGCGCCATTAAATCAAGACTAGCAGGTAACCCAGAAATACTTAAATTTTCTAGAACTGGGTCTTCTGCTATAGCTAAAGCCGTAAAAGACGGTCTTGGTGGCTCAGAGTTCTTAGCCGCAGTTAATAAGTCTTTGAAACCTTACATAGCTAGTTTAAGAAATAAAACTAAATTTGCTATAGAGAATGGTGTAGATACGGTAGAGTTTAGAGGAAAAAACATAAGTACTGATCTTGCCAGAGAGTTAGTAAAAGGCTATGAGACAGGAACTGTTAGAGGGCAGGCACTAATAAAGGAAAGTGTAAAAACAGGACTTAGTGCGGCGGCAACTAATATCTCTATATTTACTACAAGATTCAAAGCTGCAGCAATAGGTATGGGACAGGAGCTTAGTCGAGGAATACAGGGTGGGTTAGCTGCAGTATCCTTTACAGCTTTTAGAGCAAATATGTCTGCTGTACTATCCTCAGGCACTTTAACCTCTAAGTTAGCGGTAGGTTTAGGCTCTGTAGCTTATGCAGGTAAGGCGGCATTTAGCGCTTTTAGCAAGCTGCTGCCTATAGCGGCGGGGCTTACTATAGCTTTTGAGGGCTTTAAATTTCTAGCTACAACAGTAGGTTTATTAACTCCAGCATATGATAAGTTTAATACTGCAATTAAAGAAAGCTCTAAGCTTTTAGAAGAGCAAGAAGGCATACAGAAAAGTCTAATATTAGCTAGAGGGTTAGATAATACACCAGATGACTTAACTAGTCAAATAAAGTTTATAGATGCTTTGGTAAATACCTTTAGCACGTTGGAAACAGCAGCGGATAAGCTAATAGAAGCAGCTGGGGCTATGAAAGAAATGACGTTCTTTGACAGGTTTTTAAGCTCTGTCACAGGCGGTAGTTCGCTTATAACTAATCAGCTAGAGATGGTAGAAAAGTTAATAGCACAGACTAAAGCTGTAACTAATATAGATGTGAGAGTGCTGAACCCAGAGCTAGACGCAAATATAAAAGCAGCACAAGAAGGTACTGGAAGCTTTAAAACTTTCGGGGCTAGACGTGATGCCGGCGAGTTAACGTTTGGAAGTAAGAGGCAGGGATTTGATCAAACTAGAGTAGAAGCTGAAGCAAAAGTAAATGAAGAAATTTATACAGCACTAGTTAAGCAGGTATTAATCTTAAAAAGTACAATGGAAGAGGCTTCAAAACCTCTTAGAATGTTACAGGGTAACTTCCGTGCTATGGAGGAGTCTTCAAAAGGTATAAGTTCTAATATATCTCAAGCAGCCTTAGCAGCATCTAACATTTCTTCTGCGTCTAAAACACTAAGAGAGTTTGATATTGGTTTAGCAGCATTAGATAGTATTCCAGTACTTGATGAAATATCAGGAACTAGTAGTCTTACAAGAGACAAGGCAAAAATATCATTTTTAGCTTCTTTAAGCACAAATACACAAAGATACTTAGGTGTTAAGTTAGATGAATTTTCTGTAGAAAGCGATATAGCTAAAGTCAGAGCAGAGCAAAGACGATTACAGATAAAAGAAACATCAGATATTGTAAATAAAGACAAACTAACCGCACTAGGTTTACAGCTTACAGCCTCTAAAAAACTATCAGAGTTCGAAGCTACAAACTTAGACTTAATTGATGCTAGAAGAACTATCGAGCGAGATATTCTTGCTACTAAGATAGATGTGGCTACTAGTGAGAGAGATTACCAAGCTAGATTAGTAAACGCTTTAGGTGATGATGTTAATAAAATAAACGCACAAAAAGCTAAAGTAGCTGCGCAGTCTGAATCTATAAAACTTCTTGAAAAAGAGAAAAGTGAACTATTGGGAATAGATTTAGCTATTGAAAGAGCTACAGCTACCCGTAAGTCTGGGCAGCAAAACTCTGAAAATGAAGCAGAAATATTAAGTTTGAACGTTTCTACGCTTGAAGCTATGAATAAGCAATTAAGTTACGGTACTGCTAATTATGAAGAGCAGCTACAGAATATTAGCGACATAGTTACCTCTACTGAAGGCTTAAATAAGCAGAAAGAGATGGCTGCTTCCCTTGACCTTATACAGCAACAAAGGTTAATAGATTTAGAAATAATAAAACAAAATAAAAAGAAAGAGTCTGGGGAAATTACCGCATACTCAACAATTTTACTACAACAACAAGCGCAGCTTCAACAAGATACTTTAAGCTACCAAAAGCTTAAAATCATAAACGAAAACGAATCTTTAGCCTTACAAGAAAGAGAGTTCGAAGCACTTAAAAAGACTCAGAGTTTCCGTGTGTTTGGGAGCCTTGATGATAATAAAGCTGCTATTGGTGTGTTTGGTCAAGCATTGAAGAAAGAGCTTAAAAACTTCACAGATTCTATGACTAATGATATTGATAGAATGGTTCAAACTTTCACTAAAACTAGTGATGCTTTCACAGACGCTTTAGTTGATGGTTTCTCAGGCGATTCTACTGTTATGCAGTCTATAAAAGATGCGTTTATAGCAGGCTCTGAAACATTACGTGATACGCTTGCAGGCTTCCTAAAAGAAGATATTAGTTTAGGCATGCGTCAAATAGCCAGTAGTTTGTTTAATAAAGACTTTAGCACTATTGAAGAAAAGAAAGTTACTTATTTAGCAGAGATAGCGTCAAATACAAGAAATGGAGGGGCGTCTGGCAGTGAAGACCCTAGCAAATTAGCGGCAGATAATGCTTCTAAGTCAGCTAGCTTATTTACCCAAGTTACTCAAAAAGTAAAAGATGCTTTCATGGATGTAGGAATATGGTTGAAAGACTTATTTTCAGGTTTATGGGATAACTTAGGT